ATGGGCTGCGATTGCGACCCCGTTTATTCTGCACAGGGTGAGATTTCGCAAGCTATAGCTAAGAACGATCTGCGTATTATGCAAAATAGCGGCTTGGGCGAAAAGGGTGCAAAAGAGTTGTTATTGCAGGTATATAAATATTTGGCAAAAAAGAAGGCGAAGGATGAATAATCACAAACTCTTGATACACTTTCCAAGCAGAATATTGAGCGGCAATAGTACCGCCCATTGGCGTAGAAAGGCAGAAGTCAAGAAGATAGAGCAACTCAAAACCTTAGAAGCGATAGGCAAGCACGGGAGCTTTTATCTACCAGATGCGCTTTACATAGTTCAGCGGATTGTATTTTTCCCGCCTGATAAACGCAAAAGGGACGATGATAATTTTATGATTGCGCTCAAGGCGGCGCGTGATACCATCTTCGCACAGAGTGACGAGCATGACGATAGTCAGATCAGGTTAACGATTATCGAGTGGGGCGAAGTCTGCAAAGGCGGCGCGGTTGGGCTTGAGTTCAGCTCATTGGTGGAATACGAAAAGGAAAGGGTGAAGGATTGGGAATAGTAATGTTTTTTAGTGTATAATAGGAATACAGCGGACAAAATTCGACCTCATGTCGTGTGGCTGGCAATCGGTCCTATATCCGCTGTATTTTATTCATCCCCTATAGGAGATACAAAAATGAAGTTGCCTTACAAAAGTAAAACTATCTTATTCTCGCTCTTGGCGTTTGTTATCGCCATTGCCGCTTATTTCGGTTTTGACGGTTTCGTCATGCCCGAAGAAATCAAAGAAGTCTACGATCTGGCTTTGCCTGTTGCGTTTTTCATTCTGCGTTTTGTGACTGAGAAGAAAATCGGCGCGTCAAAGGGATAGTAAAAGGTCGCCCTCTTCGGAGGGCGATTTTAGATTAAAGGAGAAACATGGAATACTACACCCCGAAAGATGTACTCGAAGGCATAGGACAGGAAAACGATGAAACACAAGCAAGCTATTGGAGACAATGCGAGTGGGTTTTATTAGGCTGGGAGTTATCAAAAGCGGGGAAGTGGGTCAAGGATAACCAACCACCTGATAAGCGAAAACATAACAGAACATGGGCAAATGACATCGCTGAGGAAATCGGCATAAAACGTAGAGCCGTCTATGAGCGCAAAAACGCTCTGCTCATGCGTATTCTATTCAACGGGGCTTTTGATAAAGAGCGCGTAGATCGTGCGGCAAAGCGCGGCTTCTCATATTTTACGATTGCTTGGCAATACAGAAAAGATACTATCCTGCTCGAATTGCTAGACGCTATTGAAATGGCTCATAATTTGGACGATTTGAAATTTAATCTTTCTGACCGCTTCGGCAGTGGCACGGATGAAGCGGGGCGCATAAACAAGTTTTCGCAATACGTCACGGACTTTCTCGGCATGGCTGAGTTCTTCAAAGCCCCAGAGCCAGTTCGCCACGCTCTCGCTAATCTGCAAAGTGCGCTGAGCGAATGGAATTATGGATAATATCAAGAAATGCTCACATGGTTAGCAGAAGTCAATCAGCACGTTATCATCCCGTATGTTTTCGATTGATATGGTATACTAAACTCGTTCATGGCTCTTTCTCCTTGCGGACTGATTACCCGCGCCAATTAGCTCCGTTTAGACGCTTGCGCCTATCGGGGCTTTTTGGTTGTGGTACAATAATATACGGTGTAAACTATGAAAGAAGATATAGAGCCGATAGAAGCCGACTTTGAAGTAATAAGAACGCAAACGATGCAATCCAACGCTGTTCGTGTTGTGCTGGATGCGTCAGAGCAGCGTACAGATTTGTTACAAATATTTGCTGATGCTCAGAGGGGTGGTTACATTATGAAAACTGTATTTCTTATGGTAAGACCAGACAACGACGATGATGACTGGATAGACTAATGTCAAAGCCAACTAAAGCCGAACTAACGCAACGCGTAGCCCGAATTTCGGAGCTGCTTTTGCGCGGCGCGTCCCGTGCTGTTATCTGTCAATATGTGTCAGAAAAGACAGATTGGGGAGTGACGGATCGAACTGTAGACCGCTATATTGAAAGTGCTACCGTTACGATAAAAGCGGGTGCTGAGACAGATTTAGAATACGAGACAGGCAAGGCAAAAGAGCGGTACGAGTTTCTATGGAATAAAGCACTGTCTACGCATGATTACAGGGAAGCGCGCGGCGTGCAGAAAGACCGCTCCGCGTTGCTAGGTCTCGAAGCCCCGAAGCGTACCGACATCACCAGCGCGGGGAAAGAGTTAAAAGGTTACGCAGTGGTAAACCCTGATGATTGGGACGATGGCGATTAAATCAATCTATGCGCCGCTTGATTGGCAGATTGCGCCCTTTCGTGATAAGTCGCCTGTCTTGCTACTCACAGGCTCGGCTGGTGGTGGTAAGTCAAAGATAGCGGCAGAGAAGGTGCACGCCTATTTATTGAAATATGCAGGTGCAACGGGTATCATCGGGCGCAAAGATAAAACAGCGGCGGGTAAGTCCGTTGTGCCTTTTTTGAATAGCAACGTGCAGGGGGATAGTAATTGGGGAAGGCTTGTCAAGAGTACAGGACTTTTCAAATATAATAACGGCTCTGAATTGTGGGTTGTCGGTATGCAAGGCAAAGACCAGCAAGAAGCTCTTAAGTCTATTGGTAAAGATGGGCGCGTGGATATTGCTTGGTTTGAGGAGGCTAACGCGCTAACAGAAGATGATCATAATCTTATTCTAACTCGTATGCGTGGCACGGCGGCTGATTGGACGCAGATTATATATACAACCAACCCAGACCGCCCGAATCACTGGATAAACCAAAGGCTAATACTAGGCGGTGAAGCATCCGTATATTACAGCAAGGCAACGGATAACCCGCACAACCCGAAAGCATACATCGAAACGCTGAATAAGCTAACGGGCGTTATGCGTTTGCGCTTGCGTGATGGGCTTTGGGTTATGGCAGAGGGCGCAATATATGAGATGTTCGACCCGTCTATCCATGTGAAGCGGCGCAATAGTGCTGAGATGAAACGATGGATGCTTGCGCAGGATGAAGGCTATACCAATCCCGCTACTATAATTTTAGTAGGCGAGGACGGTGACGGGCGTTGGCATATTTTCAGAGAGTGGTATGAGCGCGGCAAACTTCAAAGCGAAGTTGTGAAGCGTGCGGTTTATTATATGGAACTTGTACGCAGATACGGTGCTGAAATCTCAATTGACGCGGTAGACGCGGCGGCGGCTGGGCTGATTGCAGAGTTGAGAAATAACAACGTACCAGCGGTATCTGCAAAGGGTCGCGTACTGGATGGAATACAAAACGTGCAAGACAAATTAGCGGTACAACGTGACGGATTACCTCGATTGACAGTAGATCCTAGATGTAAAAATGCTATTATGGAATTTGAGAGCTATACTTGGAAGAAAACGAACACAGGCACAAAAGACGAGCCGAATAAAGAAAATGACCATATCTTAGACCCTATAAGATATTTAGATGATACGGCAACAAATAGCGCGGTTATCGCGTGGGAATGGTAACAATGGAAAATCTAAAGGCTGGTATATACATTCAGAACGGTGACGGCAAAGTGGACGCTCTAAAGAATTTCGGCGTTCTTGAGAGCATACTTGGGGAGACTGAAACAAGCGCGGCTTCGATGGCTTCATTAGTGCCTTACGTTTTCGCTGCAATGGATAGACGCGGGGCGCGAATTAGCGAGATAGAGCACGAATGGCGGCGCGGTGACGAGGTGACGAAGGACGCGCCATTTCCCGTTCAACTAAGGCAATTGCTTCGCCGCACGGATGAAGCAATGCAACTGATAGGAACAGCCTATTGGTATAAACTACGCAACGGCTCGGGCAAATTGGTCGGCTTGCGTTGGCTTGACCCGTCCAGCATGACCCCCGACCCTAACAGCATAGAAAACCCAATAGGTTATACCAATTATAAGCGAAGCACGGAAGGCGGCGAGATTGACGTTCTCGCTGATGACCTTTTTGTTTTTCGTAAGCTAGGCTTGAGAGAGTACCAAGCGGGCGGCATAGCAGGAACAGCAACGAGGCTAGCAACTGAAATATTATATAATCTTAGCCAAGCTGAAAACACGCTATACAAAAACCCGCTCCCCGTGTCTCTGATAGTAGTACCGCAGGGGACGGCGCAATCCGAGCGGGACAGGGTAAAAAATTTCTTCTGGCGCGTGTTCAATCCGTCTAGTAAATCAAGCCCTGAAAATAGGGTAATGCCAGTATTTGAAGGAACGGAAGTTCAGCGGATTAGCATGACCGCTGAAGAACTGGATTTCGAGGGCGGTAGGCAGCCAAACGCCGTAGCGGTAATCGCCGCTCATGGTGTACCTGTTTCTGAAATCTTTGACGATGCCGCGAATATGGCGACCGCTTCGGAGTACGGGCGGTCATTCACCACGCGGCTTGGTACGCGGCTCTTTGATATTGCGGACGTTATCAACTTAGATTTTGACATGGTGAAAATTGGGTATACTTTGGACTTCTTCCCAGAGCGGCACGCCACCATGCAGAAAGACGATTTAGATGTTAGTAACGCTTTTGTAAATTACGGCGTTGGCGGCTTGACCCCAAAAGCGGCGGCTTATTTAGTGGGCATCACGGACGATGATTTCCCGCAGGACTTCGGGGAAGTCTTTGCAACAGAAACAGAGCCAATCGAAGAAACAGAAGCAGAGCCAGACGAGCCGATAGAAACGAAGGCGCGGGGCGACTTGCTAAAATGGCGGCGTAAGGCTTTGCGCGTTGGCGGGTGGTGTGAGTTTGAGAGTGACAACATCCCGCAGAGTTTAGCGAAAGAAATCAGCGGCGCATTGAAGGCGCAGAAAACTGAGAGCGGTATAAAGTCGCTGTTTAGTGATTATTTAGAAGATGAGATCCCAGACGAAAAAGAAGAGTTAAACGGGCTAATGGATAACATCATCAAAGCGTTGCAAGATGATACGCCGCCCCCCCAACCAGTGACACAGGTTTTCAATATGACGGTAAAGGGCAAGGAAGGCGCAACACCCGAAGAAATCGCCGCAGAATTTGCGAAGGCGGTCAGCGAGATGCAACCCGCGCAAATTGTAGTCAATAACGAAGTGCCAACGCCGAACGTAACCGTAAGGAAATAATAATTCGTGAAGAAAAATAAATCACTGATAGTTTTGCGCGTTGTCTCTGATTACATGGCTCGAAAAGGTGTGTACTATAGGGACGCTGAAATCACCGAACTTATAAAGACCTTCACGGGCTACAGAAACGCTTTACAGCGTGCGGTTTATGATTTATACAATTACAGGGTGGATGAATTAACATTCGTTGGTCGTGTTGCCGATTTGATAACAGACCAGCTATCAAGAGCATACCGCGAAGGGCTGAGAGCGGCGGGACATGACCCCAAGCACATGACGGGTGCAATGGACCTGGAACTTAATAGCGTTATAAACAGCGAAGAGTTTTTTATTCTAGAATTTGCGAGCGAGATATTAGAAAACAGAGACAAAGACCCCCGTCCTCCGTCCACGATATTTAAGCCCAAGATTGAACTAAGAGCCTTTAGGTATAATGACGTTGTAAACATGGCTGCGGCGCGTGCTACGAAAGACGGCGACCTGATGGAGTGGACGCTTGGCGCAACTGAGGAACATTGTCCTGAGTGCGCTGGTTTGCATGGAAAGGTTGCGACTAAATTCCAATGGTCGAATAGCCAATACAAGCCGCAAAACCCGCCCAATGAGATGCTAACTTGTGGCGGGTGGCGTTGCGATTGTAAACTAATGCCAACGGAAAAGAAGGCGACAATTCCCGCCGATGGTATAATCACTATATGACAGATAATAACGAAGCATGGCATAAATATAAATTCGGCTATTCAAAAAAGTTTAGCGATAACTGGTCAAGGATATTCGGCAATGATACAAATGAAAGTGCGTTGGAAACCAAAGAGCTTAGCGAAGGCGATAACGGAAGCCCCAAGAATGGCAAAAGGAGAAATGGTAGAAGCCGCGTCCAAGTATCTTATCGGGAGCAACCGCAGGGGGTTGAAACACTACCCAAACAAAAGACCTAACCAGAAATATATCAGGACGTATAAACTCCGCAGGGGTTGGACGTTCAAAGCAGAGCGCACTAAAACGAGAATATATAACTCGGTAGAATACGCTCCGTTCGTGCAGGGCGACAAAGATCAAGCATGGATGCACGCGGGACGCTGGCGCACTGTTTCAAAGGTAACAGCGGATAACACTAAAGGTATGATACACGCGGCAGATCAGGCTTTGACAAGATACCTGAAAAGCAAAGGATTATAGATTTGCAAAAATAGAACGAAGGTGCTATAATGCCCTTAGTAAGAACAATTAAATAAATTGCACTAGAGGCAAATAACGATTTTGCGGTGCATGTAACAAAGCCTGAAAAGGTGATTTTGTTGCATGTGCCGCTTTTGTGTTATAGGAGAGACTTATTATGGAAAATATCTTTTTTGGTGATACCGTCAAGGCTTTGGGTGATGGCAAGGTCGTCGGGTATCTCGTCCGCTTTAGTAACCAAGAAATGCCAGACTTAGAAGACGACTTCTTTACTGCTAAAACTGAATTCGGAACGAATACAACCCCGCCAGTGGTTTATCATCACGGCATGGATAGCACGCTAAAGGCTAAGATCATCGGTACAAGCGAATTGAAGTTCGATGAGTTGGGCGTGTGGATTGAAGCGCAATTAAATATGCGTGATGAATACGAGCGTGCGGTCTATGGCATGGTTGAAGCTGGCAAAGTTGGCTGGTCATCGGGCGCAATCTCTCACCTATATGAGAGCGAAGAAACCGAAAAAGCACGTTGGATTAAGACGTGGGTTATCGGGGAAGCAAGCATCACCCCCACCCCAGCAGAGCCGCTAAATAATGTACTAACGCTGAAATCTTTCTTAGAGAGCGGTGCTACCGCTGAGAGTGACGAAGGCGAAAACGAAAATAAAACTATTGAAGAGGTCAAAATGAAACCCGAAGAAAAAGAATTGGATTTAGGCTATGATGAAACCGCCGAAACCGTAGATGTCACCGAATTGGTACAAGATGCGGTCGCAGAACAAATGAAAGCTTGGGAAGAAAAACAGGTCATTGATAAAGCTGGCGTTGCCGCCAAGCGCGTTAATGTCAACAGCAAAACCAAGCGCGGCGATAGCGAGACGAAAGCCTTTGCATATTTCGCCCGAACAGGTGACGAAGGCGCAATCAAAGCAAGCAATGATACTGATATGAATATCGGTACCGATGCAGACGGCGGTTATACCGTTCCCACTGGTCACTATAACGGCATCATCGCAAAACGTGATGAAAGTATGCTCTCTGCTAAATTGGGCGTACGGATGATTCCCGGGACAGGCACAACCGTAAATGTCCCGCTCGACAACGAAGCTGATGGCGAATTTGTCGTAACTGGCGAGGCAAGCGGTTTCGACCGTGACGCCCCTGCGCTCTCCACCGTAGCAATGACGCTACTCAAGTACACCAAGAAAATTGAACTCTCTTATGAGTTGCTCCAAGATGAAGATAGTCGATTGATGGCTTTCCTTGCTGATTTCGTTGGGCGCGGCATGGCTAAAACGCACAACGATTTACTCTTGACCGAAGTTGCCGCCAATGGTACGCAATTCAAAGAGTTTGCAAGTGCAACCGTCATTGCAGTAAACGAACTGGAAACCATCCCGTTCAATAGTGCGCTTGGTAACTATTTAGATGAAGCTGGCTCGGTTGGCTGGGTTATGCAACGCCCCGTACATGGTGAAATCGTGTTACTGGATGACGCGAATACCCGCCGCTATGCTTCTAATACCATGCCCGATAGCACAGGCGTGTTTGCCCCGTCCTTGCTCGGTTACCCCGTGCATTACAGCGCAAAAGCTGGCTTGACCGCCGCAAATGCTAAAAGCGTATTCTTTGGTAACTGGAACTTTGTGGGTAAGCGTGAAGCCCCTGGCTTTACCGTTCTGCGTGACCCATACTCCAAAGCCGCAAATGGTCAGGTAGTGCTTCATTACTACTTTAGAACTGTTTATGACGTTCTGCAAGCTGAAGCAATTGGCTATGGTGATCACCCAACAGCATAATGAAAACCGTTGCTCTGGTAGGCTTCAATAAAACTACGATGAAATACCACACCAAAGCCCCGAAAGGGGCTGAGGTGTGGACTGTGAATCACGCTTGGAAGTACGATATTCCCAAGATAGACAGGCTCTTTGAAATACACCTACCAGAGCATAGACTAACCAGCAACATAATAACAAAAGAGCATGATGTTTGGTTATCAAAAGAACACGACTTCCCGATTTATACGCTTCCTAGTACCTATGAAAAGATACCGTCAAGCGTAGCATACCCCTATGATGAGATAGTCGCAGAGCATTGCGGAAACCTATTAGCGGGCGACAAAGTTCAAAAAGTCTTTACATCATCTTTTGATTACATGCTTGCGCTTGCTATCCACGAAGGCTTCAAAAATATTTATATTTACGGCTTCGCTATGCGTGGGAATAGCGAATACGGTTACCAGCGAGATGGATTAGCCTATTGGCTAGGATATGCTAACGCACGCGGTATAAAAATAATACAGCACGCGAAAAGCACGTTACTACGCCCTAAGGTTTACCATAAAGGAAGTCAGATGATTTCAAGGCAGATGGCAGAACATCATATTCAAACGCACGAAGAACAGGTTAAAAGATTAGAAAACCAATTAGCAGAGAAGCAAGGCGCGTTAGGTGTTCTTGTCTCTTTGCATCAAAATAAAAAAGTCTCTGATAACGTGGTACAGAAGGCACAGACCGACTACTGGCAGATAGCTGAGAACTTGCAAATAGCACGCGGCGCGGTTGGTGCGGTCAAGATGCTTTTGGATGACCACGACACGGAAGGGCTAAATGGCGATAACTAACGGGTACATTACCCTAGCAGAATTTAAGAACGAGCTGAATATTACAAGCAATACTAACGATTCTTGGCATGAGGACATCATAGAAGCCGCAAGTCGCCTGATTGATAATCACACGGGGCGCAGGTTTTACGCCACCACGGAAACAAGATACTATTCGCCTGATCAATCCTATCTTTTACAGGTAGACGATCTCCTGACTGTCACCACGTTGAAAACAGATGATAGTACAAGAGCATACGCGACCACGTGGGAAACTACGGATTACGATTTGCATCCATTGAACGCAGGTGCAGACGGGCGACCCTATACAGAAATTGGCACAACGGTAAATGGTGATTATGTTTTCCCGCATTATATAAAGGGCGTTGAGTTAGCTGGCTCTTTTGGCTTTTGTACTCTTGTGAACGCCCCGCCAGACGTCAAGGCGGCGTGCATGATGTTATCGCTTCGCGTGTTCAAGCGATATGATACCCCGCTCGGCGTTACGGGTGGCTCGGTAGGAACGCAAGCAATCAGAATACCAAGCGTGATTAATGACCCTGACATTGTGGCTTTGCTTACACCTTATAGGCGGTTAGTATGACACTTCAAGCCGCTGTTGAGCAGGTGCAAGATTTGATGGGCGCGGTCAGCGGCGTAAAATCTGCCCCTGACTATCCCCCCGAAAATATCAATGAGTACCCTTTTGTAGTTGCGTACATGGGCGGCGGTGAGATTGTTTTCGACACTCCATCCGCTTATAAAGGATTGCATACAATCATTATTGAATTGCACATTGCGAGAAAAGACTTACCTAATGATATTGAGATTGCCGCGCCCTATGTGGACAGTATACCAGCCGCTCTAATGGCAGATGCTACGCTCGCTGGAACGGTGAATTTATTCGATAATATTACTTATGAATTTACAGAGATGCTATGGGACGCGGTAGAGACAATCGGCTTTAGATTTTCAATCAATGGTGTATCTCAAAGGAGTTGTTAGATGCTTAAATATATAGGCGGCGGGGACGCTCTTATTGGTGTACCCGCAAGAGACTTATCAAACGAAGAAGTTAAGGAACTTGGCAAAGCCGCCCTTTTGAATTCTGGCTTGTACCAAGAAATTAAAACAAAGGCTAAAAAGGCGGCAAAGCCGCAGGTGACTAAATGAGTGGTATTAAAGTATTACGAAAGATTCAACTTGGCGGCGAGACAACCGCAGGAACAGCCGTTGCCGCTGATTTCATTTGGCGCGGTATTGCCACGGGCTTAGAAGATACACGGGAGAAAGTACGCCCAGAAGAAAACGTGGGCTTGACTTCTATGACAACCCGCCAATATACGCCCAAGATCGCGGCACAATTGAGCATGGCGGCAACAGAAGCCACATTCGAGCAGTTGCCCCATATTCTCGAAGCGGCTTTGATGAATGCAACCCCAGTGCAAGACGGGGCAGGGTCTGGGTATCTTTATACCTACAACTTACCCACGACAGCGCGAGCGGTCACAGACATCAAAACTTATACGATTGAAGGTGGCGACAATCAGCAAGCCGAGGAAATGGCTTATGCTTTTGTTAGCGAGTTTGAAATCTCTATGAACGCTGGCGAAGCCTGGATGGTATCTGCCACCTGGCAGGGACGGGAAGCGAGTACAACCACCTTTACAGGCGCGCTTGCTATCCCTTCAATTGAAGAAATCCTGACACAAGAAACGAAGCTGTATATTGACGCGG